AGAGACATCTACAACAAGAACCGCGAGATCGATGGCGGCTTGGCACTCAAGAGCCAAGACCTACGGACAGCGAGGGCATTGGCTAAGTTGCCAACAAAGGCGTTTTGGGTCGGTGCAAGCTGGGACTTCAGAGGCCGTGTGTATCCTATCGCTAACTTTAATCACCAGCGCAGTGACCACATCAAGGCGATGTTCCTGCTACACAACAAGAAGCCTATCGGCGAGGATGGCTTTAAATGGCTGATGCTCAAGTGTGCTGACCTTGGTGACTTCGACAAGATCAGCAAGGCAAGCTGGAACGACAGGTTACAATGGGCTGACGACAACATAGAACGTATCCTAGAAGTCGCTAGGGACTTCCGTGAGAGCTTCGACGGTGACGACAGTACCAAACTATATTGGAGCCACGCAGACAAGCCCTTCGGCTTCCTAGCGGCGTGTATGGAGATCCGCAACGTACTGACCTATGGATACGAGTACGAGAGTGGTTTTCCGATAGGACTTGATGGGTCAAATTCGGGCCTACAGCATTTTGCAGCGTTATCGCTCGCAAAAGACGAAGCTGATTTAGTGAACCTGACACCAGCCGATAAGCCTCAAGATCTGTACGAGGCTGTGGCGTCTGTGGCACGACAGAAGATCGACAGGGACAAGAGCACCGACAATCGCTTTGTGCGCGAGGCGTGGCAGAAGTTTAAGGTTGGTCGTAAGACGCTCAAGCGTAACGTAATGACGAAGAATTACGGCTCAAACTTATATGGCTTCACGACACAGATCCGTGATGACTTCATGAAACCAATTAACGATGCCATCATGACTTCGGGCCACTGGAAAGGCCACAAGAAGAACCCATTTGAGATCGATGGCGACAAGGGTAAAGCAGCAGCCGCCTACTTAGCTCGGAAGTCTTGGGACTCTGTGAACCAAGTTGTGAAGTGTGCCGATGAAGGTATGTCGTTTATCCAACAACTGTGCGACGCCTGTTCTGCTGAAAACAAGATGATGGAGTGGACGACACCAATGGGCTTCCCTGTCGTCAACCGCTACACAAAGAAGCGAAGCAAAGCCATTAAGGTTTACTTGCATGACGTTGAGTACGGCAGTCTGAAGCGTAGCCAAGTGACAGTGCGTGAGGACTTACACAATGTCGTGGACTCTCGTAAAGCTGGTGCGGCTTGTGCCGCCAACCATACTCACAGCCTCGACAGCGCACACTTACATGCGACGGTACTCAAATGTGCCGATGAATACGACGTGACTGATCTGTTCTTGATCCACGACAGCTTCGCAACGACACCAGCCGACACCACAGCATTGTTTAATGCAGTGCGCGAGGCGTTTGTCGAGCAATACCACAACAAAGACATTTACCAGACATTAAAGGATCAGGTGGTCAGCCAACTGGACAATCCAGAGAAAGCTGATCTACCCGAAGTGCCAAAGCAAGGCACCCTCGATTTGAAGCAGGTTTTAGAAAGTTACTACTGCTTCATTTAGCTCCACCAAGAACAATAAAAAGAATCGGAGAACACCATGCACCAACGAGAGAAGGTGCTTGAACAGGCGCGACTATGTGAAATGCGTGGTCGGCCTATTCCAGTAGACCTATTAGCCGAAGCCGACGCCCTTGGGTTGGAGCTAAGAGCTGTGGGTCAACCAACCAATCTAACATTAGTAGACCAAAGCAAAGCCGCGAAGGAGAAACCAAAATGGCTCAAGCAAGAATGAACTTTAGCACCCCACTCGGAACCGCACAGTATCCGTGGTTAAACAAGGCAGACACCAAGTTCGATGAGGACGGTGTATTCAAAACCAACCTCATTGTTCCACACGAAGATGCCAAAGACCTCGTGGGTCGCATCAACGAGTTCGCGAAAGAGCAACTAGGCAACAAGCTATCAAAGGCCATGATGCCCTACGAGAGCGACCCAGACACAGGCGATGTGATCTTCAAGACAAAGAGCAAGTTCGCGCCGAAGTTTAAGGACTCGGCTGGACAACTCATTGTCGGAGATAGCGTTCCGCAGTTATGGGGCGGCTCTGTAATCAGGGTGGCTGGGACACTTACTGCCTACGACAAAGGCGTCAATGTTGGCGTTAAGCTAAACCTTGGTGCAGTCCAAGTCATACAACCAGCCGAAACTACAAACGGCGGGGATGACTTCGGTGCTGTCGAGGGTGGCTTTGTCGCTACCAAAGAAAGCAAAGAAACCGATGAGTTTTCTGACGACTTCTAAAAGTGCGTACCAACGAGGTTATAGGAGTGGGCTGGAGATCAAAGTTGCAGAGCAACTAAAGAAGGCAAACAGGGACGTAATATACGAGCAAGATCGCTTGGCGTTCTGTTGGCCTTCAAGACGGACAACCTACACCCCAGACTTCAAGATCACCACCGCTTCAGGCGGTGTTTTTTATGTCGAGACTAAGGGACGCTTCCTGCCTAGCGATAGGCAGAAGCATCTCCTAGTCAAAGACCAATGTCCTGAGATCGAAATCAGGTTCGTCTTTAGCAGCAATCAGAAACTCTACAAAGGCTCAAAGACCACATACGCGATGTGGTGTGAAAAGCATGGGTTCAAGTATGCGTTCAAGACGATCCCTGATGACTGGTTGAAGGAGTAGTCAACCAAGGGAGCAACAGTATGACTACAGAAATACAAGAAGAGAGCACGTTTGTATCACATATACCCTGTGACCTATGTGGAAGCAGTGACGCAAACGGTTTGTACGATGATGGTCATACACATTGCTTTTCTTGCGAGACGACAGTTCAACCAGACAGTACCAGTGAGAGCGTTCCTGTGGTTGCCGCCTCTCCCTCGGAAACCCAATCACGGGGGCTTCTCACTGGTCAGTTTAAGACACTAGAGAAGCGCAAGTTGTCAGCCGATGTCTGTCGCAAGTTTGGTTACTTCGTAACGAAGCACAAAGGCGAGACAGTACAAGTTGCAAACTACACAAACAAAGAGAACGACATTGTTGCTCAGAAGGTAAGAACGAAAGACAAGCAGTTCAGCATCCTTGGTGACGCCAAGAAGATGACACTGTTTGGCAGCCACCTCTGGAGCAAAGGCAAACTGTTGGTGATCTGTGAGGGAGAAATTGACACCATCAGCGCACACGTTTGCATGGGCAAGTACCATGCCGCCACTGTCGGTGTCCCTAACGGATCAAGCAGTGCAGTCAGAGCGATCAAAGACAACTACGATTACGTCAGTAGCTTTGATAAGTGCGTCATATGTTTCGACAGCGATGACGCTGGCAGAAAAGCCTCGTCAGAAGCTGCACAGATCCTGCCAGTGGGCAAGGCTTTCATTGCAATCCTCCCGATGAAAGATGTTAACGAGTGTCTACAAGCAGGTAAAACAGCGGCAGTCGTGAGTGCTATCTTTGAGGCCCGTGAATATCGGCCTGATAGCATCAAGACCTCTGCCGATTTCAGAAGCGTGATAGGTCAGGAAGATGCCGCCTCTTCCATCACTTATCCTTACGCCGGTCTGAACGCCATCACTGGTGGCATCAGGCTCAAGAGTGAGGCTGAGTTAGTGACGATCACTGCGGGTTCTGGACTCGGTAAAACCACATTTGTACGAGAGATCACATACCACCTACACAAGCAGGGTGAGACATGCGGATTGATATGCCTTGAAGAGTCTAACAAGCGTAGCTTGCTGGGTTTGGTGGGCATCCACCTAAACAAGAACATCACAGTCAACAAAGACCAAGCCACACAAGAAGAGATCGAAGCGGCGTTTGACGAGCTGTTTCCACCTGATCACCAAGTCTACTTATATGACCACTGGGGATCATGTGACATCGACACAATCATCCAGCGCATCAGCTTCATGGTCAAAGCCTTGGGCGTCACTGTGATCATCCTAGATCACATAAGCATCCTTGTGTCTGGGCTTGCTACAAATGATGAACGAAAGCTCATTGACATAGCCATGACACGCTTGAGGACAGAAGTTGTCCAAGAGCTAGGCGTCACTGTGATTGCTGTCAGTCACCTAAGACGACCCAGCGGTGACAAGGGCTTTGAGGGTGGCGAGAAACCAACCCTGCAATCCCTACGAGGGTCAGCATCAATCGCTCAACTCAGCGATATGTGCATCAGCCTTGCTGTCGATAAAGAAGACCCAGACAGCGACCTACGCATCGTCTCAGCCTTAAAGAACCGTTGGTCAGGGCAGACGGGATGGTGCTGCAATTTGAAGTTTAACAGAACCAGCGGCCGACTAACCGAAGAAGGGAGCGACTTCTGATGAAAGCATTTCTTAATGAAGGATACGTCAGGTACGTAAACGGAACAGGAAACATCGCTAGAAAACCATTATCGAAAAGAAGGCTAATAAGAGCTGCATTGTCTATTGGTAGCAAACAGCAAAAAGCAGCCGCGAGAGCAAATTCATTAAAAAACAAAGGAGAAACTCAGTGATGACACATCCAATGACACTTGATGGATACCAGCTACAAGCTGAGACGACCTTTATTGTCGAGAAGAACAAGATTGAGTATTTGGCACTTGGTCTAGCGAATGAGACAGGAGAGCTTCTTGGCGTTTTGAAGAAACACATCAGAGATGATGAGCAATCATTAGCCGATATGGACTATGAAAAACGCCTGACTGTCATGAAAGAGCTAGGTGATGTGCTCTGGTATGCGGCTGTGCTTGCGGCCCACATGCAGTTCGATCTGTCATCTGTAGCTGAGATGAACTTACGAAAGCTAGATCGCAGGATGCAACTAGACCTAATCAAAGGGTCTGGAGATGACAGATGAGGCGTGTGTTCTTTGACTTAGAAACAGACGGTCTTGATCCTGATGTCATCCATTGCATCTCTGTCGGTGAGCTAGGTAAGCCAGTACATAGCTTCGGCCCCGACGAAATCAGAGAGGGCCTATGGTCACTGCTGGACGTTGATGAGCTAGTTGCACACAACGGGCGTGGTTATGACTTTCGGGTGATTGAAAAGCTGTACCCAGACTGGCAGTTCAAAGGTAAACGGACAGACACTCTTGTGCTGTCTCGCTTGATCAGAGCCGACCTAAAGAACGAGGACTGGAACTACAACTGGAACAACGACATTCTTCCAAAGAAGCTATATGGATCTCATAGCCTCAAAGCGTGGGGCATGAGACTACAAAGTCGTCTTGGCGGCAACATGCTTAAAGGCGACTATGATGGCGGCTGGGAGCACTGGTCACAGGCTATGCAAGATTACTGTGATCAGGATGTCAGAGTCACCATGGCTCTCTATGAGTTCTTGAATGTCGAAGATCATTCAGAAGAGTCACGACAGCTTGCTCACGAGATCGCTGAGATCGCAGAAGACATTGGCAAAGCTGGGTGGACATTCGATAACAACAAAGCTGGCAAGTTGTATGCTGAGTTGTGTAGGCGGCGTGAGGAGATCGAACACGATCTACAGAACCTCTTTGAGCCGTGGGTTGTTGAAGAGACCTTCATCCCGAAGCGAAACAACAAGACGCTGGGTTACATCGAAGGTGAACCGTTTGTTAAAAAGACAACGGTTGAGTTTAACCCCAGCAGTCGTAGGCATATCGAGTTTTGTCTGACCAAGAAGTACGGATGGAAGCCATCTAAAACAACTCCACAAGGTCATGCGATTATCGATGAAGTTGTGCTTGGTTCACTAGACTATCCAGAGGCACAGAAGCTATCTGAGATGTTTCTAATTTCCAAACGCTTAGGCCAACTAGGCGAAGGCTCTCAGGCGTGGATGAAGAAGGTCGATAGTGACGGTAAGATCCGTCATAGGCTTCTATGTCCATCTACGAGGACACTTAGGTGTACCCATATTCAACCCAACTTGTCGCAAGTACCAGCAGTGAGACTGCCGTATGGCAAAGAGTGCCGTGAGTTGTTCACAGTACCTAGCGGCTACTCACTTGTTGGTTGTGACCTTAGCGGCATTGAGATCCGCTTATTTGCTTCTTTCTTGGCTAAGTACGATGGGGGTGCATATGCAACGGAAGTCCTTAACGGCGACATTCATACGGCAAACGCAAAGGCGTTCGGCGGCATCGAAAGATCCACGGCGAAGGGAGCATTGTACGCCCTCTTGTACGGAAGTGGCGACCTCAGACTTGGACAGCTCGTCGGCAAAGGAGCCAAAGAAGGAAAGCGTCTCAAAGAAAACTTCATGACTGCTGTCCCTGCTTACAAGACCTTGAAACACAAGGTCGAGGAAGCGTCACAGAAAGGCTACATACGAAGCCTTGGTAAGACCAAGATAAAGGTCAATGCCCCTCACACGGCTCTCAACAGCCTACTTCAGTCAGCATCAGCGGTGCTTAGTTCCAAATGGCTGATCTTAATTAATCAACAACTAAAACAGCAAAAGCTGGACGCCACAGTGCTTGGATGGATTCACGATGAAGTCCAAGTCGCGGTGCGGAAAGGGCAGGAAGAACATGTCGGTAATCTCCTTAGACGATGCGCGAAAGAAGCTGGAGAAAGCTATGAACTCAACATCCCAATCGACGCAGAGTTCTCAGTCGGACAAAGCTGGGCAGAAACACATTGACGATGAGACGATGCTTGGCCTCGCCGCGATGTATGAGTGCCTTGCTAGAGCTAGGTTCGGTGGTTTTACAACCAAGTCAGCCTACGCAAGACAGGCCGCAACTATCATAGCTGTCGCGGCAACAGAAGACCTAATCACAACCAAAGTCTCCGAGGACATGTGGGGAAACCGATGGATCATCACGGAGTTTGGCAATGCTTACATGAAGGAGATCGAAGACGATGTTATTAGTTGATGCCGACTTATACCTATACCGTTGCACCACATTCACCGAGCAAGAGGTTTGCTGGGACTCAGACGGGGCTTGCAACATATGGAGCCTAGACACTGATCTAAAGACCGCCAAAGAGATGTTCTTCGATCAGCTAGATACCTTCAAAGAAACTCTTAATGATGACCGAGTGATCTTATGCCTGTCGTCTGCCTATAACTTCAGAAAAGATGTGATGCCCACATACAAAGGTGGTCGTAAGAAGATCAGGAAACCACTTGGTTATGTTGCCATGTTGGACTGGGCAAAACACACTTTCTCTACCGTCCAGATTAGCGGTCTGGAAGCCGATGATGTCATGGGCATCTTAGCAACAAAGCCTGAGAACATTGGCAAGGCAGTGATCGTGTCTGATGACAAAGACATGAAAACAATTCCTGCCAAGATCTATCGACCAATGTCTGATGAACGCTTGGATATCAGCCAAGCTGAAGCTGATCGCAACTTCTACATCCAATGTCTGACAGGTGATGTCACCGATGGGTACTCCGGCCTCAAGGGTTACGGGGTGAAGACTGCTGAGAAACTACTTGGCTCACGCCCTGACTGGTCACTCGTTGAAAAAGCATACCTCAAAGCTGGCCTCACAAGAGAGGACGCACTTACCCAAGCTCGACTTGCGCGGATTCTGCGCTGGGAAGACTGGGACTACGACAACAAGAAACCAATCCTCTACGGGAGCAAAGAGCATGGGAAACCACGAACACTACATGAGGGAGTTAGCGCGGCAAGCTGATGCCCAAAGTGACATCATAAACCAACCAAGGCATTACGCCGATCACACCATCCAGCCCGTAGACTTCATAATGTCTAACGGGCTTTCTTTTTGGGTTGGCAACGTCATCAAGTACGTCTGCCGCGCTGGGACAAAACCCTACCCAAACATGGACGCAACAGAGTCCGAAATCACCGACATCAGAAAAGCCATTCGCTATTGCGAGATGCGCCTCAATCAGCTTGAAGGGAGAAACCCAAGCGATGAAAAGTAATCTATTACCTACTGACTACCAGACCTTCATAGCAATCAGTCGTTATGCCCGATGGCTAGAGGATGAGAACCGCAGAGAAACATGGCTAGAGACAGTGCAAAGATACATGGACTACATGCACTCTAAGGTAAACTTTAGCGGTCAGGATGCACAAGACTTAGAAGATGCCATCCTTGATCTCAATGTGATGCCATCGATGAGAGCCTTGATGACTGCTGGTGTAGCCGCAGACCGTGACAACACATGTATCTATAACTGCTCTTACCTGCCTGTCGATCATCCACGGGCTTTCGATGAAGCCATGTTCATTCTCTTATGTGGCACAGGAGTTGGCTTCTCAGTCGAGCGTCAGTCGATCAGTAAGTTGCCAACGATCCCAGAAGACCTAACAGACACTGACGATGTTATGGTCGTACAAGACAGCAAGGAAGGCTGGGCCAAGGCTCTGCGTAAACTTATTAGCTTGCTGTATATAGGCGGTGTGCCTCGCTGGGATCTAAGCGGCATACGCCCAGCAGGTGCGCGGCTGAAGACCTTTGGTGGTCGTGCGTCGGGGCCGGAGCCGCTAGACGATCTGTTTAAGTTTGTCGTTGCTAAGTTCAAAGGCGCGGCAGGACGCAAGCTCAACAGCATCGAAACCCATGACATCATGTGTAAGATCGGTGAAGTCGTTGTTGTCGGTGGTGTACGCCGTTCAGCTATGATTAGCCTGTCTAACCTGAGTGACCAGCGTATGCGTCATGCAAAGTCAGGATCATGGTGGGAGAACGAAGGTCAACGTGCTCTAGCTAACAACTCTGTGTGCTACACCGAGAAGCCAGACATGGAGACATTCTTGCGCGAATGGCTTGCACTTGTTGAGTCTAAGTCAGGTGAGCGTGGTATCTTTAGCCGTGTAGCGGCTGAGTCCCATGTAGCAAAGAACGGTAGAAGAGTTCTTGGACATGAGTGGGGAACCAACCCGTGCTCAGAGATCATCTTGAGGCCGTACCAGTTTTGCAATCTGACAGAGGTTGTCGTGCGTGAGCATGATGATCTTGAGTCACTGAAGAAGAAAGTTCGATTAGCTACAATCTTAGGTACAGCGCAGTCTACCTTCACACATCTGCCGTACCTCAGACCTGTGTGGACTAAGAATACATCAGAGGAACGGCTGCTTGGTGTGTCTCTGACAGGCATCATGGATCATCCTGTGTTGTCCAAGAACATCGATAGCCCACGCTGGTTAGCTGAGATGAAGCAGGTAGCCATTGATATTAATGCTGAATATGCCGACAAGTTTGGCATCGAAGTCTCAGCAGCGATTACCTGCGTCAAACCATCTGGCACGGTGTCCCAGCTAGTCGATAGTGCCAGCGGCATCCACGCACGTCACTCTGACTATTACATCAGAACTGTTAGAGGCGATAACAAAGACCCTTTGACGCAGTTTATGAAGGACTCAGGCATTCCAGCGGAGCCAGATGTAATGAAGCCAGACAGTACGACTGTGTTTAGCTTCCCTACTAAGTCGCCATTAAACGCTGTCACTCGTAACGCTATGACTGCGATACAGCAACTAGAGCTATGGAAGACTTACGCAACTGAGTGGTGTGAGCATAAGCCATCTGTGACCATCACAGTGAGGGATCAGGAGTGGCTAGAGGTCGGTAGCTGGGTCTACAACAACTTTGATCTTTGCTCTGGCATTAGCTTCTTACCCCACTCAGATCACACATATGCACAGGCTCCATATCAGGAGATCTCAGAGGTCGAGTACATAAACGCCAAAGACAGGATGCCAGCCAGCATCGATTGGTCAGCTCTGTCACTCTATGAGCTGGAAGATACAACCTCTGGCTCACAGACATTGGCTTGCACAAGCGGTGCATGTGAAATCGTGGACATTGCGTCATGAGCGTACCAACGATGGAAGAGCTGAGAGACGCTTTACGGATACCAGAGCTAGACAAGCCAGTGTACAAACGAGAGGACAACTTACCTCGCGTGGTCAAGATCACTAACCATGTGAGATACCGCAAAGGCTGTAGCAGAGGTAAGTGGGATAGACACGGATGACTGAGCTTTGTGACAAGTGCGGTATCAACGTGGCTTTTTATAAGACAGGTGGCGTCAAGACTTGTGCCGTGTGCGCCAAAGAAGAACTCAAAGATGATCCTGTCTTTATAAAGCATCAAAAGCGCATATACCAACGTAGACCCAAGCAACCTTAGATTACTAAAAAACACAGATAGCAAACTAAAGCAGTATCTGTGTTTTTTGCTGTTACCCTCTTGGCATCTTATCTCGCCACCTTTTTATCATGACGTGTGCATGGTTGGCGGCTTCTTCGTTTCGGCGTATCCATCCTTTACCAAAAGCATCGAAGTTCTTTAAGGCTCTGTAGAAGGCATCACGCTCTCTATACATGTCTTCTAAGATATCTATAGGCAGTCGTTTATCTACAGCCATCAATGTTATAGGCCCAACAGAACCATCTGGTTCAGCATGTACAGCTCTTTGTAGAGCCTTTGCGCTTCGCCCTGTGCCAGAGTTTACACCCCAGTCAAAACAAAAGTAATCAACGCCTGTCGGAAGATCCATGCAGCGCAGCCTGTCCCAGTAGAGCTTACGGTACAAAGGAGCTACGTCAGATGGCTGAAGGTTACGCATGACCTCTTCTGTCACCGCCTCGCCTGTGTACTCCTCGTAGACACGGGCTGTGACACCGAGATTTGTCATCCCACCGTCGTCGCGGGGGTCGTTCACAAAACCACCTTCGTGTTGCAAAAGAAGCTCAAGTGATTCATCAAAGTTCTGGTTCATGCTTACACTTCCTTTGCACCGACCACAGTGCATTTGTAATCGACTGACTTCCAATTGCCATCGACAGGGAGATCTTCGTGGATGAGTTTCATCTCTATGCAGTCAGGCTCTTGCTTAAACCACTGGACGTGCTGAGATGCACAGGCGGTGTCTGAACACACCGTCAGAAGTAAAGTCCATACTATTTCAATCATGGTTATTTCTTCTTGAGCATCTTGGCTGCTTGGCCTACGCCCTTGATGCCAAAGCTACTGCTGATCGCTATGAAAAGCAGGTAGGTGTACCACTCAGGTAAACTGGCAAGCACATTGAAACCTGCCTGTACTTTCTCTGGCACCCAATAGACCGCTATGGCGGGGGCAAGAAGAACGCACAACGCAAACTCATCTTTCCATGAGCTATCTGTAGCCTTGATAGCCTCATGTTCCCACTCGCCATCTTGCAGAGCTTTGGTTGTCTGCGCTTCGATCTTGGCTACCTCTAGCTTCTGCTTGGCTACAGCTTTTTCTTTCTTTGAGTTCATGTAGTTGCCAGCTAGGTCTACAGCAGCTCCTATTAGTGATCCCCAGATCATGTTTGTTGTCCTTTCACTGGCACACAACGAAATGCCTTTGGCATAAGTCTACCTTCGTTGATTTCCATGATGTCCTTACGCATGACAATGGCTCTTTGTTGGCATTGCTCATATGTCTCGTAGATATCCGTTGTGTCGTGGTATTCGTAACATTCGGTTACGTTAAAAACTGAGCAAGCCAATACGATGACTTTGAACATCGGCGTTGGCCTCCATTAGTACAAAAGTAAATATTGCAAGTGCAGCCGCACCTACACCAATCACAGCTATGATTGAGATAGCATTGACGATGGTTTCCCAGCGGCGAATAGATTTTAGCTTTGCTTCTTTAGCTGCTTCAGCCCTTGCCTTACGGGCTTCTGCACAGAACTTAACGTAGTCTTGATACATATTAGCTCTGCCATAGAGCTGCATCATCGACCGTAGTTCACTCTCTTTGCGTTTTATCTCGTCAAGAGCTAAGAACTCTTGAAGGTCTGACTTAGATCCATCTAAGTTCGATCCTTTACTGCTCGCTTGTCGTTGTATTTCATCTTTGTGGTTAGTGAAGTCTGCGATTGCTTTGCCAGCTTTGGCTATCTCTGAACCATTCTCGACACACTTCTTAATGATCGCAAAAGCTGCGTTGGCTGCTGCGAGTTCTGCAAGCATCTAGTATCTCCCAAGGTAGCTCTCCTTGGGTTACATCTTCATTAATAGACTTCCAGCAAGACCAACAACCACTATCGTTGACCCCATGATCATCGCCTCAAGCCGCCACAGACGCTTGTCTAAGCCAGACAGTTTGTCTTCCACGGCCTGATAGCGAACAGCGCACTCCTTCTCGTGTGCCTCTAAGTCTAGCTGTACACGCAGTTCCGGTGATACGGTCATTTGCTGTTTCATGGCACTCACCCTGCGATTTCCATTGCGATTAACGAAATAGACGACTTAGCGTGACTAAACTTTACGTTGCCGCCATCTTGACTTCTGTAATATGGTTCAAAAGTTAGTGCATTAAGAGATGTCGGATTATATTTCCCTGCAAATGCCCAAGAGCCGTATCTAGATGTAGTGCTTTGATACCCTAAATGATAATCATCCGCATCTGCCATTGGTGAGCCATTGACGTACATCGTACCCCAAATCGCAAGTGCAGATTGATGGTCAACCATTGGATTGCACATCTGAATTGAAATAAAATTGTTAGTGCTTGTTGGTGTGATAGAAACACTTAAACCGCTGGCAACAAAACTAGTGCTTGTAGTTTCAACATTACCAGTGTTTGCAGTATAACTCTGAACAACCTGCAACACAGAACCGCTAGGAAGACTGTTTGATTGTAGACGTATTAATCCCATGTCAGTCCCCTCTATCCTACTAAGAAGCCGCTGAAGTATGTTCCGGCGTATTGTATTCTCGTTGTTGTGTCCCCATTCACTATCAATCGCACATCTATTTCATCATTCGCGGATATTTGTACGGTTGCAGACGTGCCGTTTGACTGATAGGTGCCGCCTTGAGGGTCTTCTATACCGCCGTATAAATACAAATCATTTCCCCAATGTGCGTCGCCGTTTAAGCGAATTTGGGTGTATACATAAGAGGCAGTCGTAGTGCTTGAGACCCTTACTTGCCAGTTAAATTGGTAAACACCACCGACAGGTGCAGTGAACTTATAAGTCGATGTGTCGTAGCAATTACCAATGTTGTGCTGTGTGGCATCAAAGTCTACTTGAGTAAGACTTGAATAGTTTTGATCAGATTGGTCACTGACACTTCTATAAGCGAAGAACGATGGTCTTGCTGGTGTAGTGACAATACCACTCGTATCAATCTGTAACGCTGTGTTGCTGTTGGTGGGATCTTGAATTGATGAAACTTTAAGTATGCTGCTCATATCTAATTACCCCAGAAACTTTATAGTCAGATTGTTATGCGCGTTAGTGCTTCCATAAATATTCCCAGCAGCAATATAGGTAAGGTGAACATCCAGCAAATCGTTTGCAGTACACTCAACAATCGTTGATGCAGATAGATTTAACTCAGTACCACTGGCAAATGTTGACCAAACTAAAGAAGCATTAGCGTTGCTTGAATCGATCCCCTGATTGACACCATTTTTCCTTACATTTGTTCTATGTCCGCCAGCTATACTTCTGGCAAGATAATTGAACGAAACCTCATAGTATCCCGCTTTCGGACAAGTAAATTGACCAGTAGAATGATCGTAGGCATTGGCAGTGTCGATGACTTCGTTGTTCCATATGAATATGCCAGCAGATGTCATATTGGTTGTCATATATGCTTGAACGAGAATTGGATTGGCAAATCCCACACGACCATCACTGTCTATCTCAAGTGCCGTGGTGCCTGATGTGCTGTGACCGATCTGGTCTACGTTTAAAGTTGACATAACCAGTTACCCCGCGATTTCTGTTGCTGAGATGAATGAGGTGCCTCTTTCAATATAATTCGCATCCTGATCGCCAAGTGTTCTATTGATGTAGAGTGTGTCGCCAATCGTAACTTGTATGCCAACCTTGTATGTGATTGTTGAGGTTGTTGCTGGCGTGTCGAAATAATCATATCGAGCAATGTTTGGTGTAGAGTTGCTATCCTGAAGTCGATAAGTTCTCGTTGCCATGCTTATTCCGGTTTTTCTAGTTCCTGCCGCTGGTTGTCCCAGTTTAGTAGTGTCTCTGTAGAAAAAGAAAACGTGTTCCCAATCATTTCCTTCATTTCCAAACTCTAGGAAGATATGCGCCTGTAGATGGATAACACTTGAGGTACGCGCTGGTGTGATGTTGACCGTCAAATCTGTTAATGGAGTATTAGTCATTGCCGCCAAAGGTGGCGTACTCATCCCAGTGAACTGTGTGTATTGAACCTGAATAATACCGCCCTGCGGCATGATGATCTTGTTGCCAGCAGTCTTCGGGGCGATTTCGTTAACCATTAACTTAGACAATGCTCATCTCCCCATTAATTGTGAGTACGGTTCCAGATGCTACCGTGAAGTCACCTGCCACCATCGCCCTTTCTGTGGATGCGATAGTCGTGTTTGTGGACAGCGTAGACCCATTGACCCTAATGCCATTCCGCATGACCGAAGACGCAATCTTGTCTGCTGTTACCGAAGCATCCAGCGGTTCCATCGTGCCTGTACTTGGTTCACGGTCGAGGATGTAGTCGATCACGTCACCAGTCACGAGTGGGTCAGCAAACGTGATCGTACTGCCGCTGATTGTGAATGAGTTGGAAGGTGCTTGGACAAGTCCGTTGAGACTTACGTTGAGCGTCAGTTCAGAGGATGGTGAGTAGTTCACGCTGTTCTTTTGTAGTGTGTATGCCGCTTGTCCATTAACCACGGATATGCTGTCCAGCAGAACGGGTGCGGCAGTCCCCTGTTGGGAGCCGATATAGGCCATTAGTTATCTCCGTATTATTGTGGTTAGCTGGGGTCAGCTATGGTCAGTTCGCCAGCTTCTACCATATCCATTATTTCGTTGTATGAATCACGGCTGGTATCAATAGGAATGTGTTTGTACCTAGTGCCGCCAGCACCATCTGTGCCTAGATTTAACTCAATGTGAGTTTTAGTTTCACCATCTTCAGCGTACAAATACTTTGCGCTAACTATATTCATAGTTCAGCCTCCGCAATTAAATCGTAGATATACCAAGCATTATCGTCACTATCATAAAGCTGAACATGTCCTGCGTTGCTATAATTCGCAGAAGTTGCCCCGCTATTTGCTGAATATGTCAAATCTGGATTTTCCCGCATCATCACAGGATATTGATATCTAACAAATGCAGCATTGCTGCCATATCTACTGGAATAGATGCGTGTAGAACCAGCGGCGTCCTCGCCTATATTACCATCGCCATATCTAGCTTGAGTAAAGGTGTACCTCTGACACCTAGCCAACTCATCATTATAGCTACGGTGTTCAAACGGCGTGGCTTCGCCTATTTCAAACTGTACGCCTGTGATGTATAGAGTTGCACTAGCATTTTCAGGTAAATAAACACTGTTTGGGGCTAATCGGTATGTGCTAGAGGTAGTCCACTCATTTAATGTACCTGTTTCAGCATCACTACCAACACCTATTAGCCATTCGATTCTAGTTCCAAGACTGTTACTATCCCTTTCATTGCCGCCAACGGTCGGGCCAGTCACAGTTATTGTTTTTTTCTCCCAAGTGTCTGCCGAATCAATCGTGTAATTTGTATAGTAATAGTAACTTACAATGCTGCCACCAGAACCGCCATAATGTGCGAACGAAAAACCATAAGTACCTGTGATACTACCTTTTACCCAAAACGACAAAGTACAGGTTTTAGCTGCGGAGGTACCCCAGTCTAAATGAAATGTGTTTTGTTTTTCTAATAAAGTATAAAACTGATGCCTGTTACTTTCACTCGTTGGCTGTGATGCTTGAGTGACTGTTGTTATCTTAGAAGCATATCTAAAACCTTGTCCTAACGGAGCATCTTCAACTTGAGCGTGAGAAAAATCTCCGCCGCCACTTCCGTCTATATCTGATTTGAATCGATCTACAGAAAGATATGAAGCAGTGGTAGTTGCAGTACCCCCCGCCGCACCACGCTGTGCCACGTTTTGTGCGCCATTGATAATCATATTTCTTGCGCCAGTATATTGTTCTTGCGAGGCTGGTAGTATCTTTGAAAGTGCCATTACACGTTCCCCAATCTGACAAAGACGATGTTTGTTAAACTTACTGTTGAACTGCCTTTGATTGTGGTTCCAGTAAAAATGTTATTTGTAATACTCTCCATGTAGCGTAATCGAAATGTAGATGTGTCAGACACCTTGAACATAAATGTGTTGCCAATGGTTGCCCCATAATCTGAAGTGCCAACGTATTCCCAACACTGTGCGCGAGTATTATAGTTACTACCGCTGTCAGTGGAGATTTGTATTGCAGGGTCAAAAGCATCATTGCCACTCGCACCCTTAACAACTAAAGTCCAAGACGCCGTATAAATGCCAGTCTGACTACAACTGAACACTCCTGAACTTTCAGACCAGTATGAGTTTATTGCTTGGTAGTCTGTGTCGTTTTCTTCCCACCCTGTAAGCACAGTAGGTGAAGTACCAGAACCTATTTTATCTGCTGTAAGTCTAAATTCTTGCGCTGATGTAGTTACAGGCATATTTACCAGACCACTTGCATCAATCGTCATTGCAGTGGTGGTGCCTGAACTATCTTTGATTGTGCCAACAGAAACCGCACCACTGAAGGTGCCTGTGGTCGATTCCAGAGGTTGGTCAGATGGATGTGTGACCGTCTGTACTGCTTTACCTTGGAACACTACATAGAAGTCATCAGTGCTGGCTACATTGCCAGTCATAGTCAAGGTGTTGCCAGACACGTTGTAAGCGACTGATGGTTCCTGACGGACGTTGTTCACAAAGACTTCGATCTCACGTTCATTAGCAACACTATGCGTCAGCGTGTATGTGGTGCCGCCAGTACCAGTGATCGTCTGCTTATCGAATGACGTAAAGGCAGTCTGGACTGTGTTTCCTATGTGTCCCATGACTGCACCTATTCGCTAATTTCTTGTACGACCGAAACAGTCACATCTATCGATGCTGCGGTGTCGCTCTGGACATACAATCGGTCTGCGTCTGTCACCACGATCTTTGAGCCACCATCGATTAACTCAAGTGACGATCCAGCCGGAATGGGGGCATTTAGAACAAGCGATACGTCATCTGTGCCATTGTTGATGTAGGCTGATGCCATGACCATATTGCTGGTCACATTAGCCATGCGGATACTAATAATCGTGTGATATCCGGTCGGAAAGTTCGCTGCATCAGGGATGTCAGCCGCGGTCACTCCCACTGCGTTTAAATGGTATCTTCTAAAGTTTTGTGCCATCTCTATGTCCTATAGTGCGATTGCCATTGCTGTGCTGAAGCCTTTAGTCGCAAAGTTTGTTGTATCTTCTGCGACATTATTCCAGCCGGAGAATGAACGAACACGCATTACGTTGTTTGTGCTATCGAAGTACAAGTCGCCAACATTGACTGAGCCACCATTGTCGTTGAGCTGGTAGTTCTCAGCAGTGGTGTCGTTAGTGAATGACCCGTAGTAGACATCGACGAAGTCTTTAGCTGAGTTAGCTGCTTGGTTCGCCCAATACTTTGCTGAGTATTCAGCGGTTACACCAGAGCCTGTTACGGCTGTGTCTCTATCAAAGCTGCCGCCGCCACCCAATGCCCACTGCTTCGCGCTACCATTGAGGGCAGACAACGTGCCAGCCGCGTAAGACTTAGCTGAGTGTTCTGTTCCATCAACTGTAGTAGCTTTTGTAGCCCAGTCTTTAGCTGGCCCTGCGCCAGCAGTAGTTGTTACACCAGTCCCACCGATAGCCCACGCTTTTGCAGCGTACTCAGTGCTATCAACGATGCCTGTCGTTTGTGACGCCCACTGCTGCGCTAGTGTGTTGCTTGAGGCGGCATTGGTCGCGCTGGTTGCGGCATTAGAGGCGGCTGTGGAGGCTGTAGCCGCATCAGCGGCGGTAGACACAGAGTCAGCGGCAGTGGCTGCGGCATCCAGTCCGGTCTGCACACGATCATTAGCCGTGGCTACACGATCTGCGGCTGTTGCAGTGGAATCTGATGAGGTGCTTGAAGAATTAGATGCAGCCGAAGCGGCACTGGCGGCAGCGTTCGTCTCGCTTGTTGCGGCATTTGTCGCGCTTGTGGATGCGGCAGACGCGCTAGTCGAGGCATTAGCTTCGCTTGTCGAGCTATTAGTCTCGCTTGTAGAAGAATTAGCCTCGCTGGTTGCGGCTGCTGCCGCGCTGGCCGCACTGCTGGTCTCTGCTGTTGATGTAGATGCGGCTGATTGCTGGGCATTACTGGCGTGGCTGTTTGCTGTATCTCTGGCGTTTTCAGCGGCTGTCTGGGCGGCTTCTGCTGCTGTCTGGGCGGCTTCTGCTGCTGTTTGGGCTGCTTGGGCTGCTTCTACAGATTCAGCAAATGTGGTCTGGAGAGTCGCAGAAGTGCCAGTGTTTTTAAAGAAGCTAGTTGATGCCATGTAACACTCCGCTAGTTAGTATTGTAAGAAGACTGATAATCTGTGTAAGTGTAGGCTGGCTGTATTTGCTGGGTGCCGCCATTCATTTCCTGATCATTTGCTTGCTCTTGCATTTCTGTAAGAAACTGCATGAACTTTTGCTCAAACAAGCCACCACGCTCATCCAAGTAGTAGTCGGCTGCAAAGGTCAAAGCGGAGTAGATGATTAGGTCAGAACCGACCTGTGCTAAGTTGTTTTCATCTGTATTTGCTGTCATGGCTGGAAACTCAGCATAATAATACAGAACTAGATTGCCTGACGTTGGCTGTGGATGAACGAGCAAGTTACTTTGTTGCCGAGTGAACGTGGTTGGATTGCCAGCTATCGGACTTGTTGCTACCGCACGGTGCTTAGACATCGGTATCCGTGTTAGCTCGTTGTCGTCATAGTAAAGGCTGATGATCTCTAAGAAATCATTTGGCAAAGTAAATGAGCCAGTTTGTCCAGACACAGCGTAGGTGGTGATGCTCTCGTTCAAAGGTGTTCGCAGGTTGCGTTGTATCCGAGCTATGCCTTGGTCAATGAAAGTTGTAGTTAGGGCCGCTGTGATATCGTTGCGGTTCAGCAGATCATTGAAATGGCTTTTGATGTCACCGTAGTTCATTGGCTATGCCTTTCTAGGCTTCTTTGCTGTCTTTGCAGCTTTCCGAAAGTTCGCTGCTGTTGGTGCGCCACGACTTCCTGTCTTACGCATCTTCTCTCCGCTGCCAGCGGCTATCCGAGCACGTTTCGCATGGATGTTGGCGTATAATCCTCGTTTACCAGCCATTATGATTTCCTCGGTATTTTGTTTCTCTTTTTGTCTAACCTGCTTGCTGCCGGACTTACTTTCTTGGCGGCAACCTTGGCGGCAGCCATGCCTGCTTTGGTGTAAGGGTATTTTTTTCCTGCTACGTTAGGCATTATGTTCTCCGTGATTTTGTGCCACTGCATTTCCATTTCTTACGAGAAAGACGCAGAGGCGAGTTGGGATCTTTGGCAGCTTTTGGATGTTTCTTCATTTGTCCGGCTGATCGATTGCAGTAGTTGTCGCCAGCCTTCGTTCCTGCTTTGACTGTGTAGCCTTTAGCACCGTAACGAACAGTTTTGTTGCCAACCTTTTTGCTAAACTTCTTTGAGCCTGTGTATGCCATCTAAATGCTCTTATCTGTTGCCATGAAGCCTTCTAGGTTTTCTTCTTTTAGCTTCTTAATGATGTCTTTGAACGGCACCTTGCCAGCCATGATGTCGAAGCCTTCCTTCTGCCATTTCTCAATGATGATGGTCGGTATAGTTGCGACATGCATAAACTCGCCTTCTCTTTGAGATGCGCTTTCGTGTCGTTTGTCTTTCAGCTCATCAAGCAGTGAAGGTGCTATGTACTGACTGTCTCTTCTAACTAGACTGCCAGCTTGTTCTTCAAAGTCATTGTTGATGCCAATGAGGTCGATCTTCTTGGTCACTTGTTTCTCCTTGGAATAGAAAAAGCCCCCAGAGATGTCTCTGAGGGCTTGTGTTAGGCGTGAGGGGCAACGTGGAAAGGAGAGCAAAAGCCACGCCGTGCTCCCCTCACTCCTATTTGCTGCTACTTAGCTAAGACCAGTAATCTGACCAGAGCCTTTCGGGTTCTTGTGCATGAGGCCGAGTTCCCCGACAACCATATGGGTGTCAGAGTCGCCTGTCTTTGCCAACAGTGTACGCTTGAACGGACGTAGTACCGCTGTGCGCCACATTGATGGATCTAACAAGAACATGTGTGTAGACATTTGGTGGCGGTTAAGAGTCACACGGTATTCGCCGAAGGGCGAAATGTACAGATTCACGGAATTTGTGAGTGTTGTAGTTCCGTCGTTGAACTCGCGTGACCGTCCCGCACTGCCCGTGAAGCCTGAAATGATCAGGGAATCTGCGGGCTTACACATGATGACTGAAGGCTCACCGCCTGCCTCATAGACAGCTTGCATGTTTACAAGCATCTGGGCTTCTGTGAGGGCATCTGTGGCGTTTGCTCCTTGATCTGTCGAAACTGATGCGTCGATCAGTTGATCAGCAGATGCCATTTCACGAGCCGTTGTGGCGTCACCAGCCGCTGTTGCATTGGAAGCACCAACAAACGCAAATTCTACGTCTTTTTTGATTTCTTTCAATGCCTTAGACAGTTGGTATGCAGTCTCTTTAGCCCTACCGTAAGCCTTTACAGCATCAGCGGTGGCTGAAACTGCGAAGGTCTTTTGTAGGATTTGTGTGTTCCCAGTGATCATCACTGTTGGGATGGCTGTGCCAGCAGATGCTGTGAAGCCCTCAAGCTGCGCGTTTGAGGCTGCGCTGGCAAGAGTATCCGTCATGTATTGATACTGACGAGCATGAACTTTCTCTGCTTTGATCATGCTGTACATAGGTGTATCGGTTGGAGTGATGTCGCTAATGATGTTTGATACATCTTCAGCTAAGCCAATTTGTTCGTAGGTCTTATATATGGCCACTTTATTGTTCCTTTTCAGTTACTTATGGGTTTTCTACTTCCCAGTTTCCAAGAATTGCAGCAGCTATATCATCTAAGTCTCGCCCACCATTAGCGACCATCTTTTGCCTAGCTTTCTCAGCCGTAGCCTTGGATGATGCGTTCTTGTCGGGTGATTTCTTAGTTCTAAGAACCTTTGCTTTGGCAGCAGTCTTTTTCTTCTTAGTCAAAGCTACCTGTTTGCCGCCATCATATAGTCGAGCCTTGTTAATTAACTTGATAACATTTGGATCGACGTACTGATCGACAGCCTCTTTTGGTAAGCCTTGAGAGACTGCATAGCTTCTTATGTCGTCATAGAGCTTGTTGCTCCAATCAGGTAAGTCTTCTTGTAAGATCTTTACACACTCTTGAGCTGCTTTCTGCTGCTGCTGTGTGTTCTGTTCTTTCAAGTCTTTATAAAAAGCATCTGCTTCTTGTTCCAGAAACTTCACCTCGTCTTGCGCGGCTGCTGCTTCTTTCCTAAGTTGTGCAAAGTCTTCCGTTTCCATAGTTTTGCTGGCAACGAGCATATCCACTTCAGCGTAAGGCTTGAGCTTCTCATGAGCACGTTGCAACATCTTCTGGATGACGATGTGGTTCTTTTCAATAGCTGTTTCAGCTTCTTTTCGCTGTTCAGCAACTTGCTGAGACTTTTGAGTGAGACTAGCTTCTTGACCAGCCAATCGTTTAAGTGACGCAACAGATACCATCTTTGATTCACCATTGACGAAAACTTCCACTTCAGTTTCGTCAGACACCGTAGCGGCTTCTTCGCCATCTTCGTCATCTTCTGAATCATCAGCTTCATCTTCGTCGGTTTCCTCTTCTTCGTCTGGGTCTGTTTCTTCATCTTCACTTTCGGTGGCGTCTTCTATCTCTTCTTCCTCAAGAACATCCTCTGTCTCTTCATTTGGATCATCTTGAGTTGCCTCTGCCTCATCTTCTGATAGCTCTTCAGCGTCGTCCCATTTAGCAAGGATGGCATCTTCGATATCGAGGGGCTTGCCCTCATTTAAGTTGGTTTCTTGCACGTCTGACATGGTGCTATTCACCCTCTTTGTTGTTGTCACGTTCATACTTGGCTAAGATCTCGTTCTTTACTGATACTTGCTGTTGCAAGGTCTGTACGATGTCTACCAAGGCTCGGTAATGGGCATATGTACGCTCCCTGACCTCTGTTTCCTCTGACTTAGAGTTCACAAAGTTCTGGAATGTTTGATGCACCATCTTGTCAATCGTTTCAGAGAACGCTTCGATGCCTAATAGGTTCTCGGCGTTTTCTCCTTGACGGATTAACTGCTCTTCTTCGTTGGTCTGCACTTCACTCTCCTATTACCCTGTCGGGCTGGCTATACCTCTCAGATCTTCGGCAGTGCGTAGGATCTCCAGCTCATTTGAGTCGATGAACTGCTTGAACTTAAACTGCTGTTCTTTGAGGTCTTGATTGTCGCTCTGTAGAGCGTGTTGAGCTTCAGCCTTCATCTTCTCAAGCTGTAGCTTCATCTGTTGAACTTGTGCATCGACCTGTGCCTTTGCTTCTGCAACGGCAGTCTGACGCTCTTGTAGTTCAATCTGTTTCGCAGCCATCTGCATCTGCATCTCTTGTGCAGGATCAGGCGGTGGCGGCGGTATTTGATCAGGTGGCGTCAAGTAGTCGGCAACATTCATGATGCCTGATCTTTCTAATGTATCTTTGGTCAGAGCATAGGCGTTCTGAGGTAAGTACATTGATGACAGGATTGGATCTTGTGAGAACATAGTATGTATTGCCATACGCTTCTGGCTCTCTGCTTCTTGTTCTCCGTATCCAAGGTGCAGTTGCACTGTCACATCACGTTTGTCTTCCCAACGTGAAGGATCTACTTGTACATATTCACCAGCAATATCGATGATCTTTTGCTGATCTTCGTTCTCGACACAGATCTGGTACGCCATGTGGAACAGAGGCTTTACAAACTGGTTGGCAAAGTTACGAGCAATGATCTTTTGTCTTTGCTGTGACATGGTAGCCAGTTGCTCAACCATTGCGGCACTGTTTTGGTGGCTTATGGCATCCTTGTTCAACCCTTGTGACAAGCGAGATACGCCCGTGTTGTCTTCTTTGTCTTCATCTAAGAGCTGAAGCGTCTGGAATACAAACGGGTTCAATGATGCCTGTGGCATTGGTGAGATAGCATCGGGTCTACTCACATTTACTAGGCCGCCCACTCTGTTGTCTATAAGCTCACGCGGATTAGTCAGACCACCTTTGACAACCATGTAACGTGGGTTGTTGGTGATCATAGCGTGATCAAGGATAGACCGTGTGAGGATCGTTCTAGCGTTCTGTGTGGCAATCAGCTTTTCAGCAAAGTTGCTGCCGTAGAACGCATGTGGAATAGGAAGAGGCGAGAATGTAACAAACGGTATGCGCTTCACTTCGTCTACTTCAAGCAGTACGTTTCCTGCTTTTAGTATGCGGTGCAGCTTTGCAATGCCTGTGCCTTCGATGTCGATGTTAATGTAGGCTTCGTAGACCATGATATTGCGGATCTGATCTTGGTAGCCGTGAGCATTGTGTCCTCTGTCAGCCCCGATGTCGTTATGTCGTGCAAGGATCTCAGCGTCTGTCTCTAGCTCTACATCTTCATGTGCGTCACCGATCTTCGACAGCTTCTTCTCACTAAAACCCATCTCACGCAGCTCACTGAGTGTCTTACGGCTTCTGTGGGCCACAAAGTTTACGGTGTCTAGGCTTACAGCTTGGCTTTCAATCAAGAACTCTTCTGGCGGTACAGGCTCAATACAGACTTTGCTGACATCTCTTGGTGTAGAGATAAGACCAGACAAAAGACCGTTTTCGTCTTCGTTGCTCTCGACAAGCTCTACTTCATCTTCAGCTAGAACCATGTCTAGCTCATCTTGTGTTAGCTGGTTGAACTCTTTGATGTCGTCTTCAAACATCTCCTGCCAGAACACTTTGGCTATGCCGCAACGTGCAACAAGGCCATCGTGAATAACTGACCGAAACACGCCAAAACCATCGTTTTGCCTAAACAAGACATAATCAGTGTAGGCACTACATACGTCAGCAAGAACCACATCGTCTGGCCCTTGCGGAGCAAACTTAACGATCTTGTTGCCACTAGAGAAAGTCTCTAGCAGTGCAGCCTTCATTGACTCAACGCTGTCATATACATCTTGGCTGACATAACGGCTGTTGCCATCATGCGCTGGCTTTGGAAGCGTGGCGTTGTAGTAATCAGTGACTTTCTTGCGTTCTCTTGCAAGGTCGCTGTCGTAATAGCCGATTGATTGCCGAATGTTGGTATCTAGGATAGCAACGATTTCATCATCTTCTAGCTTTTCGTAATCTTCTACTTTTGCCATGTTTTAGACCATTTCAACGTATAATTCATTAGGTGTCTCCACAGGTTCCCATGCGCCCTCGTGGACATGGTTCGCCAATGCAAGGCTCATTACACAGTCATCAAAACAAGAGGGTTCAGCTTCCATCGCGCCGCTTTCGGTAACGATGTAAGTCATCATTTCTCGGATTGTTGTCTTATCATTTAGTTCGACCTCTTCTTCGCGCATCGATGCTCGGAGTTGGTCAATAATGAGAGGTTTAGTTTTCGATGTGGTTGTGAAGCCTAGCTTGATGGTTTCACGGTCAGTGAGCTTATCAACGTGAACTTCTGTGTAAAAGTTCGGGTAAGCAAAGTCTTTACCTAGCCTTGTACAAGTCAGTATGCCGTGGCTGTTGTTCTCGACGATAATAAATGCTTCGTTGTAGAACTCACCTAGCGCATACAAAACTTCCGCAAAGTAATCAGGGTGGACATGACCACGCCATGTTGCGACTTGCCTCTTCTTGCTGTCGAGCACTTGTGCAACTGAGTAGTCTCCATTTCTGATACCCATAGAGCTATCTGCCCCAATGACATATTGCATACCCTCATCATGTTCGTAGTAAGTAGTTAGCTCTCCGCGTATATTCGGTAAGAACTCATCGCCTTCTAAGGCCAATCGTTCTTTGACATCCTGTGTCTTACCCAGTCTCTTTTGTAGTTGTTCTGGGTTAAACACAGGGCGTCCAGTGGTAAGGAAGGCTTCAGAAGGCTCGGCAGGATATTCTTGCTTGAATAATTCTATGCCGTTCTGAGCGATCTTACGGCGGCGAAACATCAGTTGAGCATCGGACAGGTCGTATAACTCGACCAGCTCTTTCTCTTCTGGTGTTTGCTCAAAGTTCTCTGGTACGTCCTCTACATATGTCGGATCGACATACCAAGGGATAAAGACAGGTATAAAACCGTTAGTGCCTTCTACCGCGCCTTTCCAGAGTTCATGGTAAATGCCTGTTACACCGTTTGCCGTACTTTCGATAAAGATAGCAGTGCCAGCAGTATTCGGGACAGCCTGTGCCAAACCATTCCATATGTCTTGAGCCGTTGATTTAGGCCAGAAAGCCAGTTCGGACGCATGGACATGAGTAAGGGTTTCACCCCTACCAACTGAGTCACCACCTGCTGTGGCAACGACATAGCTTGAGTCAAGGACATCAAATGATAATTCCCTTCTGCTGCTGTACTTCGTATGAGGTTTCAAGATCGGTGGACAGTGTTCGTGCAGTCGCTTCGTCATATCAAACAAAGCTCTGGTACTATCCGCATGGTGTGTAATCACCATAGCTTTACGGGCTTTTTGTTGTGACACAGCGTAATATAAGTAACCGCCCGTGTAGGTACTTAGTCCTTGCTGCCGAGCTTTTAGGATAATGACCCTAATCTTGCCTTCGGTATCAAGTTGCTGTTGTACTGCTTTGTCGAGGATTTGTTGTGCAGGGTTCAACTTCAGTGGAGCAATGTCACCTGCTTTTGTTCTGATCTTTAGTGCGGATTTTGCATAAAAAGGAAAGTCGGTGAGTAGACGCTTACGAACTGCTTTTAGCTTCGGGTGCATCTTCTTCTTCAGCTAACAACGATGCCAAGAAGTCCTCGGCTTTCGCCACAGCTACTTCCGACTTAGCCACAGGCTTCTGCTTGGTAAAGTCTAAGATCAACCTTGCGGCTGACAGACGTTCACGGGTTTCGCCTTGCATACGCATGACCTCTACGGCAGTGCCTAGAGCTTCCTTTGCATATTCGTCTTCTATTCCAGCTTTTTCAGCCATGATTTCTACCACCTTTACTGCTTCCTTTTTAATCTTAGCCCTCATAGCATCGGCTTGCTCTTTCCGAAGACCATCGGGCGTACCTTTAGGACGACCAGCGTTCTTTCGCTTCTTCAGCGACCACTGTCGTCTTAGCTCTCGACCCTCTGGGGTCTGCATGAGTGTCGAGAAATAGTTGTTCTTGGGTGCCTTCTGGGGATGGATACCACGGCCTGTTTTAGAAGGCGATTTGAGGCGTGGGTTCTTAGGTGCTCCCATCTGCTGGTAACAGCTTTGTGCGAGGATGTTCTCTAAGCTGTTCGATTGTGCCGTAGATCATAACTATGTCGTTTTCTTTTTCTTCTTCAGTAAAATCTTCAACAAGCGCATCAATCTTTCGGACATCCTCTTCTGTAAGGTCTAAACCTTTTTCTTCTAGTATGTCTTCTGCCTGTTTCATAGCTTCGCTACGCATCGCTTAGATCTCCTTTTAACAACAAAGATTCTATCAAAGATACCGCTTCTGATACAACCCTGTCTTTGCTGCCCATAAAGTATTCAGAAACATGTTCACAAAACCATTCATACTGGTTTTTAGCAGCATATCTGGACACTAAACCGTCTTTCTTTTCTATACTTAAAAAAGACTTTTGATTCTCCGATAACCATTTCTCAACGTCGGTGTCTTTTACAAAAGCCATCGAATCCCCATTTACATCCACAACTGGTCTGCCGAAGGCGTCAGTTGCATTAGGCAGCATCATTTGATGAATATGGTGTCCTATCTCATGGTACATAACTGCCCTAGCTCTATCTATGCCGGTCTTATAGTACCTAAAGTTGTTATGCGGTCTATCAGCAAACGTAACGTCTGGATCATACTCTACTGTTGTGCCGCCTTTTGTACCGCCAGATGCCCAATCGTTGAAATAAGCAGGGTTGAAGTACATGATACCGCCGCCCATTGAAGCGATGGTGCGAGAATTAGATCTTATAGACCCCATACCTCGTATGTGAGGTATACCCAAACGATCACAGATCTCGTCAATTTCGGGTTTGATGGCTGCAATCAAAGCAACGGCTTCTGGTGTAAAAGCACTGCCTAACTTTGCTTCTCCTCTTTGGTCAGGTCTTGTAGACCCCCAATGCTTATTTCTTGGGTCGTTCTGTGCGTCTTTTAGCTGCTGTGTCAGTCCTTTTATAGACACAGCTTTACTAGGAACAGCAAAACTAGGTGTTACAGTGCTTACGATTGGGTCAGTTGGCTGCGCTGGTTTTGGCTGTGGCGGCTGTGGTGGTTGAGGTGGCTGCGGTGGCTCAGGTGGCTGCTGTTGTTTCTGCCTAGCTCTTTGCTGCGTCTCAATCCTCTTGATATACTGACCTAAATACTGCTGTGCGGCTTCGATGTTACCGTTGTTGGCTTGGATCGCTGTAACAGCTTCTTGCAGCTCTTGCTGTGCTCGACCAAGCGGATCAACACCTAAATCATCGTCTCTGAAGATCTTTAACTTTGTTTTGATAATAGACTTAGTGACGGGATCTATTGTCTGGTCGGCATCAACGGCATCTATAAGTGCTTGGGCTGCTGCTTTGTTGGCTTCGATGCCGCGTTGTATGTTTGCGTTCTCAGCTTGTCCGTTTTTGTAGCGTTCAAACGCTCCGGCATC